GTCGATGAAAATCTGACCTCGCTGACGGTCACATCGGCCACGGTCGCAGAAGGCCCTACTGGTCCGACTGGTCCGACTGGTGCGACTGGATCAACGGGGCCGACTGGTCCGACTGGCCCGACTGGTGCTACTGGCGCGGCTTCGACTGTCCCAGGTCCTACCGGTGCGACTGGCCCGACTGGTGCGACAGGATCAACGGGTCCGACTGGCCCGACGGGTCCCACGGGTCCGACTGGTGCTACTGGTGCTACTGGTGCCGACTCGACTGTCCCCGGTCCTACGGGCCCTACGGGTCCGACTGGTCCTACTGGCCCTACAGGTGCTACTGGTGCTGACTCGACTGTCCCCGGTCCTACAGGCCCTACGGGTCCGACGGGTCCTGCTGGCCCTACTGGTGCGACTGGTGCGACTGGTGCGACTGGCGCGACTGGTGCTGGTGTCCCCATTGGTGGTACCACAGGTCAAGTGCTGGCAAAAATCAACGCCACGGATTACAACACCCAATGGACAACCGTGTCTGGTGGTGGTATGACTCTGCTCGACTCACAAACCTTTACCAGTTCAACCACCTACTCCATGCCTAGCGGTGCGAAAATTGTAGAAGTTGAAGTCATTGGCTCTGGCGGCGGTGGCGGTGGTGGGCAAGGTACTACCGCTACACAATCTGGCGGCGCAGGCGGCGGTGGCGGTGGCGGTTATTGGCGCAAAGTTACTAACGCATCTACTATCGCTGGAACATCGGTCACAGTAACAATCGGTGCTGGTGGCTCTGGTGGTGCTGGTGGAAGCGGCGGAACAACTAACGCAACCGGTGGAGGTACTGCTGGCAATCAAGGTGGAAAAACATCGTTCGGTTCACAGGAGTTTATTGGCGGTCGTGGAGGCGGTGCCGGTGTTTATGTTCAGGGTCTTGGTGGGGCCAATGTGTATCACGAATTAGCACGGTTGGCTGTTGGAGGAGGTGGTTCAGGTGGTCAAAATAATCCGACTGCTGGCTTCGGTGGACAAAAAAACTATCTAGGCGGCGCTGGCGGTGGTGGCGCTGGACTCCGCAACTCCACTTATAGTGCTGGCGGTGCTGGCGGGCAGGTTGTAACAAATTTTGACGACCTTTTAACCGCAAATGGAACTGGTGCTGTCTTGACTGGTGGCGGCCCTGCTGGTGGTGCTAACACAGGTGGAAACGGAACATCTGCTACCAATGCTGGTGACGGCGGTGGCGGAGGCGGAGGCGGTTCTGGAACTGGTGGTAACGGCGGAGACGGTGCCGCTCCCGGCGGCGGCGGCGGCGCAGGTGGAGCATCGTCTGGAACCACTCCAGTAGGCGGTAACGGCGGTAGTGGTGCTAGAGCACAAATGAAGATTTGGGTCTACGGATGAAATACCTAACACTAAACGCAGACGGCCTCGTCCTCAATGTCATCATCTGGGACGGCATCACGCCATACAACCCAGGCTTCGGCGACACCCTCATCGCCCTCACAGACGCACCACATGGCGCATGGACAGGTTGGACATACATCAACGGTGTATGGACACCACCACCAGCCCCACCAGACACGGACGAGCAAGAAATCTAATCATGCCCTGGCACATCGAAGACGACTCCGCCTACTGTCAAGGCTTCGCCGTAGTCAAAGACTCGAACGGTGAAGTCGAAGGATGCCACCGAACACGAGCACAAGCTGAAGCACAGCTGGCCGCGCTCAACATCTCCGAGGACAAAGACGACCTCGACGACGAGGTAGAAGACATGGCGCGAGCTGGAACCGGACCCGCCGCAATCATCACCGATATCGACGACACCGTAGTCTCACGATCTGGACGCAATACCGAACTCATCCAACTCCTCGCCCAAGCAGAAGCTCGGATCATCGTCATCACCGGCAGACTCAACACCCGCCGAGCTGAAACCGAAGACCTCCTTGACCGCATCGGCCTCGAATACGATGAGCTAATAATGAGCACCGGCGGAGATCCCAACACTCACAAACGCGACGCCGCTGAAAGTCTTCTATCCCGTCTCACCATTCTCGCCGCCTACGACGACAACCCAGACGCCCGCGCCGCATACCAAAGCCTCGGCATCGAAGCACGACCACCACAATCAAACCGCGCACTCGTAGAACAAATACTCGCAAAGGTTCGCCGCGAGCGATAAACTCCAAACAGACCGACACCTCGCCGGCCGGATACGAGCACCTCGCAACACGCGACACCCTTTCCGGATCTGAGACGACACCCCGGAACCCATAACAGCTACACAACGGGAGAACACCGTGAACGCATTTCTAAAAACCCTCCACGAAAACCGTGACTCAAAGCAGAGCCTCATTGAAGCAACTCTTACGCGAGCACATGACGAGGCTCGCGATGTCACCGACATCGAAGTCGCAAACATCCAAGCCCTCACCCTCGAGATGACAAAACTCGACGAGCGCATCGAACAGATCACAGACCTCGAAGTCCGCAAGGCAAAAGCCGCCGACCTCGCCGCATCTGTCGAAGGCGACAAAGTGGAGACACGCGCCGCCGCTCCGACTCGCGTCACTTCAGAAGAGCCGACCTACCACGAACGCGCCGGACACAACTTCATCGCGGACGCTATGGCGGCCGAGTTCGGTGGAAGCTACGAAGCCCGCGAGCGCATCGTTCGCTACCAGAACGAAGTCCGCATCGAAAAGCGCGACTCCGGGACAAGCAATTTCAGCGGCCTCGTCGTACCTCAGTATCTCGTCAATCAGTTTGCGCCGTTGCGCCGAGCTGGTCGTCCGACCGCTGACATCTCCGTGAACGCACCGCTCCCGAATGTGGGCATGACCGTGAACCTCGGCCGTTTGACCACAGGCGTAACCTCTTACGCCGCCACAGAAGGCACCGCCGTTACAGAGTCCGACCCAGACGACACACTCCTCACAGTCAATGTGCGGACCGTTCAGTCAATGTGGGACCTCTCAAAGCAGGCATCGCTCCGCGGTGTAGGCGTCGAAGACCAGCTCCTCGGCGATGGCATCCGCTCCTACCACTCACTCCTTGACGGACAGATCCTCAACGGTGACGGCTCAGCTCCTAACCACCGAGGCATTCTGAACACCTCCAGCATCGGCTCGGTTACTTACACCGACGCCTCCGCAACATGGGCCGAGTTCTATCCGAAGCTCGTCGAAGCGATTACCTCAATTTCGACGAACTTCTACGGAGCCGCGACTCACATCGTCGCACACCCGAGCCTCATCGGATGCTGGCTTCGCGCACTTGACACCACGAACCGGCCGATCTTCTCGCCGACCGCTGGCAACCCAATGAACGCGGCCGCAACTTTCGACCGTCCCGACTACCTCGGTGGCGGCCTTCAGATCCTCGGTATCCCGGTAGTCGCTGACGCGAATATGCCGACGAACCTCGGCTCTGGCACGAACGAGACCGCGGTCATCGTTGGAGACTTCCGCGAGAGCTATCTATGGGAAGACAACTCCGGGAACCCGTTGTATGTTCGCTTCGAGGAGCCATCCGGCACCAACGCGATCCGCACGATCCTCTTCGGCTTCTCGGCCTACTCCGCCGGCAAGTACCCGACGGCGTTTTCCAAGATCACCGGCACCGGCCTCATCACCGCTAACTGGGCCTAATCGGTTCACCTACCGGCCCCGGGAGCACATCCTCGGGCCGTCGGAAGGTTCACATGAACATCGACGCACTCATCGCCGCATACAAACACGAGCTCGCCGGATACCGCCGGCGTGGTCTTGTCAATCGTGCGAAGCTCGTCGAAGCAGAGCTCCGTCGGCTTGGTTACTCGGAGGATGCGAAGCCTCTCGAGGATGTGCTGACCGAGCCGACGAGCACCCCCACAGTCACGCCAGACGCACCTCAGACGCCTCACAAGGCCGCGAAAGATGCTCCAGCACCTAAGAGGCTCACAACAGGAAAGAAGCGATAGATGGCCATCTCGAATGGATACGCAACACTCGCCGAACTCAAGGGATACCTCAAGATCGAGGACTCGATGGAGGACTCACTTCTTGAGCACATCGTCGAGGCCGCTTCTCGCTCCATTGACCGCATCGCAAACCGCCGTTTCTATCTCGACTCATCGGCATCGGCTCGCACCTATCGCCCAAACGATCTTCTCCGTGTCTTCGTCGATGACTTTGGATCTACTTCTGGCCTCGTCGTCAAGACCGACCCGAACGCCTCCGGGACTTATGTGACGACGCTCACCGTGAACACGGACTTCATCGTCGAACCGGTGAACGCCGCCGCGAAGGGTCGCCCGTGGAACTACATCACCATCGTGTCTGGTGAAAGCTTCTCTCTCCCGACGAACTACCGACCACAAGTCGAAGTGACGGCCCGCTGGGGATGGCCTTCAGTCCCCGACGACATCAACCAGGCCACGCTCATTCTTTCGGCCGACCTTTACAAGCGCAAGGACTCCATCGGCGGAGTGCTCGGTCTTTCCGAACTAGGCGCGATCCGTATGTCCCCACTAGGTCGCGACATCACCGCAATGGTCCGCGCCTATAAGCGAGAGTTCTTCGCATGATCCCCTCAACCGTTCGCGCAAACCTCAAAGCCGCGCTCGCAACGGTCGTGACTCGAGTCTTCGATTATGTCCCCGATCAAGTACCGACCCCGTGCGCGGTCGTTGGAAACATAACGATCACTTTCGACGCGGCTCAGAACCGAGGCCTAGACATGGGCGAGGTAGATGTCCTCGTCATCGTGTCACGAATGAACGACAGAGGAGCCC